CTTTTTAATTTTAATAATAAATATATTGTTTTGTATTATGCTTTTATATTTAATATAAATAATATGTATATATGCCTACTATTTATATTTAGTATAATACTTTTCTTAATGCCTATTTATTGATAAAAAATTGAAATATTAAGATTATATTATCTTAATATTATAGATAAAAATGAAAAAATATATTGCATTATTATTTACACTCTTATTTAATTATATATTGGGATTAAAATTTGGTACAAATGTAGTTCATGGAAGTAATAATATTGATGAAAAAACAGGTAATTTAATTACACCAATAACATTAGGTACAACATTTTATCAATTAGCACCTGGAATTAAACCAGGCATTAGTGACTTAAATAGTTACGAACAAGGATATTTTTATAGTAGAATAGGAAATCCAACAAGAGGTGAATTAGAAAGAACTTTAGCATTATTAGAAAATGGTAAACACGCGGCAGTTTTTGGATCAGGAATGGCAGCAATTTCAACAATAATTCAATTATTAAAATCTGGTGATCATGTAATTGCTATGAATGATTTATATGGAGGAACAATAAATTATTTCAATAATATTGCAGAAACTAATAAAATTGATTTTACATATGTAGATTTTGATAATATGGATTTTTTAGAAAATTTACAAACAAATACAAAATTAATATGGTTAGAATCATTAACAAATCCATTATTAAAAACTACTGATATTAAAATAATTAGTAATATTGCAAAAAAATATAATTGTTTATTAGTTGTTGATTCTACTTTTAGTAGTCCATATTTATTCAATCCTTTAGAATTTGGAGCTGATATTGTTTTACATAGTGCAACAAAATATATTAATGGTCATTCAGATGTAATAATGGGTGCAATAATTTGTAATAATGATAATTTAATTAAAAAAATTAGATTTATTCAAAGTAGTATTGGAGCAATTCCATCACCTTTTGATTGTTATCTTACTTTAAGAGGACTAAAAACATTACATTTAAGAATAGAATCATCACAAAAAAATGCAATAATATTAGCTAAATATTTAGAATCACATAGATATGTAAAAAAAGTTTTTTATCCAGGACTTGAAACTTATAAATATTATAATTTAGTTAAAAAACAATTTAGAGGTACGGGTACTATTATATCATTTTATTTTAATGGAGATAGTGAACAAATTAATAAATTTCTAAAATCACTTAAGATTTTTAAATTAGCAGTATCATTAGGAGCAGTTGAATCTTTAATATGTTTACCTGCTTTAATGACTCATTTGCAAGTTTCAAAAAAAATAAAAGAAACAATTGGAATAACTGATAATCTTATAAGAATTTCAGTTGGTATTGAAGATTCGGATGATTTAGTTAATGATTTTGAACAAGCATTTAATAATATATAAATAATTAAAAATTTGAATAAATAACAAAATATACAAACAAATAATAAAATGATTATATGTTTTACTAATAATAATTATATTTATATTTTATTTGATTTCAAAAAATATATAATTTTAATATATTTTAATATAATTTTTTTGATATTATTATTATTATTAATATATTTATTTATATATCAAAAAAAGTAAAAAATAATAATTATATAACAGTAATAAATTTATTTATTAATTATATTTTTTTATGTAAAAAATTATAAACAGATTGTGTAATCATAAATTGAGGTCCTGATTTTAATGCTCTCCATAATCCTCCTTTATAAAATCCAGATAATCCTTCTTTTTCAATTAATTCTTTTATTATTTTTATCCAAGAAATATTTAATTTATATTGAACTCTTGTTTTTATTACATCAATTGGTGTACAAATATATGCTGCAGTACTTCCTGCTATTAAACTAGATGTATAAGTATTAAAATATTTTATTGATAATAAATTATACAATGGAAAATATATACCACTAAATGGTACATCTCTTAAAGCACATAAACCAACACCTTTATATAATCCTAAAAATCCTCCAATTTGTTTATATGAATCAATAATTGTAAATTTTTTAAAATATGAATTTGATAAATTAATTGTATTCATTTGTGATTGAATTTTTAATATTTCCATAGGATTAGTTACAATAACTTGTGATAAACCTGCACACATTCCTGCTAAAATTATATTATCAGTTAAAGATAATATATAATCATTTGTAGTAAATTTTATGGCTTTTTCAGGTGCAACAAAAAGTATTTGAGAAATTCCTCCTGCATAAAATCCTCTAATTCCATTATTTTTATAAATTTGTTTAATAATATCAAAAGAGTTTTTATTAGTTATATTAGATTGAACATGAGTTTTAGTAATATCTATAGGTAAAACTCCAAATGCTCCAATTCCTCCTGCAATAGAACCTGAAATTAAATTATCTAACATAATTATTTATTTTTTATTAAAAATTACACAAAAAAAATTATTTTCAATTTTTATACAATATAAAATTTATAAAGAAATTTTTGAAGGAACAATAAAATATAAAAAAAGAATTGAGAGATAAATTAATAATAAAGAAATAATATCATTAGATATTATTTTTTGTAGGGAAATACTTATAAAATATATAAAAAAATTATTAAGACATTCTAAAATATTTATATTATTAAATTATTAGGTATTTTTTATGTAAATTTTACACCTTTTGAAATTTAAAATGCCGATTTTAAATTTCAATTTTATTGTTAAAATTTATGTTTTATAATTTTTTATACTTTTTAGTTTTAGATGTTTTTTAATATAAAAATCTTGTCTTTCATAAGAACCTTTTAATATATTTTTATAGTTTTCTTTAGGTATTTCTTTTATTACTTTTTTAATATTTTCTTTTAATTCATTATATTTTAATCCTTCTAATTTTCTTAATTTGGATTTTAATAAACTAAAGTAAATTTTAGTTCCATTGCTAAAGTGTTGATACGGAACACTATATAATAATTTATTATTTTTATTTACTAATTCTTTTATTTTTCGTGTCTGTGAGAACTCGCATTATCTAAAATTATTAATTTATTTTTATATTTTGAGGTTATGTTTTGTTCTAAGAAATTATATAATCTATCAACATTTATACCTCCTTTTTCATATAATTCCCATCCATCAACACCATTTGAACTTATTGCAAATATACTCGTATATTTCTTAAAAACTTATAAAATCGGCATTTTAATTTTTAAAAGGTGTAAAAATCACGTGTGTAATATTAAAAAAATTTGAAATAAAATAAATATAAGAAAAATAAAATAATAAGTATATAAACTAAATGTTTAATTTAAAAGAAATAGAAGAAAAGTTAAAAAGTGTAGAAGAAAATATAAAAAATGGAGAAAGAGAAGTATATTTAGAAAATAATAAAATTTTCAAACCATATCCAGTAATATATCATATGGCAGATATTCATATAAGTAATAAAAAAGAGCGGTACGAAGAATATCAACAAATTTTTGAAAAAATATATAAATTATTAGAAAAAGATGTGCGAGAAAAAATCATAGTAATATGTGGAGACTTATATGACAATAAAATAATATTTAAAACAAGTTCATTATCATTTGCATCAAAATTTATAGGAAAATTATCAAAATATGGCGATGTAATATTAATAAATGGAAATCATGATTTATCAATGATAAATGAAACATTAGAATCAACAATAGAAAGTATGCTGACACTATCAGAAGAATTGGATAAAAATTTAATAAAAAAAATTCATTATTTGAATGAGAATAAAGTGTATAAAATAAAAGGAATAAATTTTGGATTAACAACAATGTTTTCAAAGAAAATAACAAAAATAGTAGATAAAAAATATAATGAATTATATATAGGTTTATACCATGGAAAAGTGTATGGAGCAAAAACGGATATGCGATACAATGTAACAGAAAATGAAAGTAATTTTAGAACAAATGATTTTAATGAATACGATATAACATTATTAGGAGACATTCACAAACATCAATTTTTAGATAATAAAAAAAGAATAGCATATCCATCATCATTAGTTCAAAAACATATAGGTGAAACAGTAAAAAATCATGGATTAATAATATGGGATTTAAATAATTTAGAGGGAAAATTTGTAGAAATACAAAATAATTATTGTATATGCAAATGTATATTAGATAAAAATGAAAAAATAATTCCAGAAGAAAACATAAATTTAAATGATTATAAATATATAACAGCCCGTATAGAATATGAAAAAGACAATGTAAAAGATTTGTATTCATTGGAAGAAAGGTTAAAAAAAGAATATTCTAATATAAAAAATATAATATTATATGATAAAGTAAAAATAGAAAATATATTAATAGAAAATAATAATGAAAAAATGGTATATGAGAAAATTAGTGATAAAATGAATAAATACATAGAAAACACATTACATAATGAAGAAGAAAAAAATGAAATGAAAAAAAAATCAGAAGAAATAATAAAAAAAAATTCATTAAATAATGAAATAAATATAAAAATAATAGAACTTATAAGTATGGAGTTTGAAAATTTATTTTGTTATGGAAAAGATAATAGAATAGATTTTTTAAAACTAAATAAAATAGTGGGAATTAATGGTGATAATGGTGATGGTAAGTCATCAATAATAGATGCTTTAATATATTGTTTATATCAAGAAACAAGTAAATCATTAACAAAAGTGATAAATGGATTTAAAAAAAATGGTTGGGTTCGGTTATTCTTTAGAGTAAATAATGAATTATATTTAATATATAGAAAAATAAATGCAAAAAATAAAAGCCATGTAAATACAGAAGATTTATTAAATTTCATAAAAATTCCAAAAAAATATGAAAAAGAAATAATTGAAATAAAATATGATTTAAGTATGAAAAATAGATTATTAGAAGAAAATAAAATAATATTAATGAATGGAAGTGATAAATGTGAAACAAAACAAATGATAATTAAAATATTTGGTTCACTTAAAGATTTAACTGAAAATAATATATTATTACAAGATGGAGTAACATTTATAAATAAAACTACAAAAGAACGCAAAAAAATAATATTTAGTATTTTTGGTATAAAACCAATAGATGATTTTTATTCAGAATTAACTACCATTATAAATAGTATAAAGAGTGATATAACAAAAGAAAGTAAAAAGTTAATGAAAGAAGAAATAAAAATAAAAAAAAGAGAAGAAGAAAAAATAATATTAGAAAAAATAAAAAAAAATGAAATTGAACTAGAAAAAATAAATTTTATTTTAGATGAACAATATTTTAGTGAAAAAAAAATGAATGAAATACTTGAAGAAATAATTGACATTGAAGAATTAAAAAAAAAAAATGATATAATGATTGAAAAAAAAAATATTATAAATAAAGAATTAGAAAAATATAATAATATTTTAAAAAAATATGATAATGATTTAAATATTATGGTTAAAGAAATAGATAAACAAAGAGAAGAACTAAAAATAGAACAAAATAATATAACAACAGAAAAAAATAAAATAATAAAAATACAAGAAATAAAAGATATTGAAATAAGAAAAAAAATAATAGCAGAAAATTTAAATTATATAAAAAATTTAGAAAAAGAAAAACAAGATTACGAAGATGAATATGAATTATTAATAGAAATATTAGATAAAAAAACAATAATTGAAATAAATAATGAAATGGTAATTTTAAAAAAAGTTTTAATAGAATATAAAAGTTCAAAAAAAATATTAGATGAATATAAAAATGAAAATAAATTTTTATTAGAACATAAATTTAATTTAACATGTAAAGAATGTAATCATAATAAAAAGATTCATGAAAATATAAATTATATGGGTAAAATAAATGAATTAAGTGAATATATAATATCAAATATGAATGTAGAAGAAAAAATAAAAAAATATGAAAAAATATTATTAATAAAAGATAAAATAATAAATATTAATGAAAAAATAATTAATTTAAAAAAAGAGATAAAAAATAATAATGAAATACTAATGATTGATGAAAATAATAAAGAAAATATAAAAGAAAATAATAAAATAATATCAAAAATAAAATTAATTGAAATAAAATATAATCAAAAAAATAGTGAATATGAAAATATAATGATAAATTATAAAAATATAAAATTGAATATAGATGAAAGAAATAAAATAGAAATAGAATTAGAAAAAATATTAAATATTAAAAAAAAATATGAAGAAAATTTAGAAAATATTAAAAAATTAAAAAATAATTTGATTGATAAAAATGAAAATATGTTAAATAAAAAAAACTTGGAATTAGAAATAAAAAAGTTAGAAAAAGAAAAAACATTATTAGAAAATGATTTTAATGAAAATGAAAAAAAACAACATGAATTAAATAAAAAAGTTACAGAGAAAAATATTTATGAAAGAATACATAATTTATTCATAATAGATAAAATATTAGACAAACAAATAAATACAATAATAAATAATTTAGAATCAATAATAAATAATATATTAAAAGATTTAACAGATTTTACTTTAAAATTTGATTTAAGTGTAGAAGGATTAGAGATTTATAAAGTAAAGGAAAATGAAATTATAGATGCAAGAGTATTATCAGGATATGAAAAATTTTCAGCAAATATAGCGATGAGAATTGCATTTTGCAAATTAAATGAATATACACGAATTAATTTTTTAATAATAGATGAAGGTTTTACTACATCATCTCAAAATAATTTGCCCAGAATGGAAACTTTATTTGACACAATAAGAAAATATTTTAAATGGTGTATAACAGTATCACATTTAGATCAAATAAAATCAAACTATGATTATACACATACAATAAAAAAAATAGAATGTGGAAAAACATTTGACAGTTATATAAATATATAAAAAATTATTAGAAATATTTTATAACAATAGAAATAATTTATATACAACAGAAAAAATAAAAAAATGATAATTTTAAGAGAAAATTTAGTGATTTTTTAGAAAGAATTAAATAATGATAAGAAAAATATATAAAATTAGTAAATAGTAAATAAAAATTTATATTTAATATTTTTTTATAAAAAAAAGTTAATATAATATATTAGAATGATATCAAAAATATTATATTTCAATAAAGATGAAAAAATATTAAATGTAAATTATAATGAAATTTTATTAAGATTAAAAGAAGATTATACAGGATGGTTATATTGCATAGAAAGTGAAATATTGAATGTGTATGGAAAAAAATATGTGATAGTAAATGTAGCTAAAGATAATAAAGAAATAATTAAAGAAATGAAAAAATATCCCAAATGTAAATTAGTAAAAAAAATAAATTTAGTTACTGTAAATAGTTTTTATGAAATATTAAAACTGAATTTATTTAATATCCAAATTGAAAATAAATTTTTTGATGATAAAACATTAGTAAAAAAAGAATTAGAAAAAATAGAAAAAATAAACTCATTGGAAGAATATTATAAATTATTATTAATAAATATAAAAATGACATATAAACATATAAACACATATTTTAAAAAAAGAAGAGAATATATTTCAAGATATAAACTATGTGAAAAGAAGAAAAGAAATATAATAAATAAAAAAGAGAAAACAAAAGAATTAATAATAAATTATTCAAGTGAAATAATAAAAAATGGATTTTTGGTAGAAATAGAATCAGAAGAAATAAAATATTATTATAGTAATAAAATAAAATTAGTAATGGGTTTATCAAAATATGATGAAAAAGACAAAATATTAATAGGTAATATAAATGTTAAAAATTCAATAAGAATATATAATTATGAATTAGGTATATTAATGTTAAGAGATCAATTAAAAAATGAACTATATGAAAATAATTTATATATTATAAATAATAAAGATATATTAGAAATATTTAAAAAAATAAAAAAATATTTTGATGAGTATAAAGATTATAAAAAAATAAAAGATGCATATTTATATAATGAATATAAAATAGGAAAAAAAATCAAACCAGATATAAAAGAAGAAATAAAAAAAATAGAATGGATAGAAACACATAAAGAACGTTTATTAAAAAGACTAAAACTATAATATTTGTAATTTATAATAACTAAAAACAAAACGTTTATGTATATAATATTTACCTTTGACAGTATTACTTTTTTAATGTTTAAAAAAGTAATACTGTCAAAGGTAAATATTATATATATAAAAATTATTGAAGAACACGGCTCATTTACATTTACCGCATATTTTGATACATATATACTTTTTCAAAAACTCCCTTCTTTAAGAATTTTATTTTTTATTTATTTTAAAATTACTTTATTTCTACAAAAATTTTTATTCTTGAAGAACACGGCTCATTTACATTCACCGCATATTTTGATACATGTATACTTTT